CGGTGAGAGCGCCCTGTGCGGGCGTGCCGGGCGCGCGGACGAGCGGTCCGCCGCCGACAAGCACCTTGACCACCCCAGCGTCGGAGCCGAGCGTGTTATCCATGACAAGCGTCTGAATCACTGGCAGGCCCAGGAAGCGAGGCACGCCACCGCCGGCAATGTCGCCGAGGGTCAAGCCGCCGGCGGCCATCTGCAGCCGCTCGATGCTCGCGTGGTAGCCAGCAGGCGAGATGTACCAGGCCGCACCACCGAGAGCGTAGCGAGGCAGAGCACCAAGAGCCTTGGAGAAGTCGGCAAGGTCGAGATTCTCAAAACTGTTGTTGCCGGACGCGGCCGAGACGACGCTAGCAGTGTGAGTGCCGTCGTCAATCTTGGTCGTGATGCCCTGGATGCCGCCGTAGGTGCTCGTGCCGTCGCCGTTGAAGGCCGCTTCGTCGGTCTTCTTGGCGAGAGCCAGGCCGTGCTCCTGCACGAGCCAGTCCGCGACAGCGATCACCGAATCGAGCAGCAGCTCGCGAGCAACACGGGTGCCGCTGGCCAGCTTCTTGGCGACCAGCTGCACCTGCGTACCGGTCGGGTCGCTCGTGGTGATCTCGCTGTTTTCGCCGATCCAGCTGGCGGTCACGCCGGTGAGCCGCTTTGGAACCAGCAGCGTATCTGAGGCCATCGGCACGCTCTGCATGACGCTGGGAGCCACGCCATAGGTTTCGACAAGGCGGATGAGCTGCGAGCTCATTTCTTCCGGCACGGCAAAGCCGCCGGCTGCGGTCGTGCTCTCGCCCATCGCTCGGCTTTCGACGCCGTGATCGAGGCACCAACGCTTGGCGTCGGCGTCACCCAGGAACGTGCCGGCCAGCCACTTGCCGACGCGGTAGGCACTTTCGGGATTGTCGAACGCCCGCAGCTTGCGGCTGTAGGTGACAGGCTCAATGCGAGCAACCTGGCGAGTCTCTTCCTGCTCGCGAGCCGGCGTGCAGCGATCAACAACGCTGCGGATGTTGGTGGCCGACTCGGCCACCTTCCGCTCGAAGTCGATCTTGGCGGTGATGTCGTCGGCTCGCTTGACGAGAGCCGTAAGGTCCATGTCGCGGGCAGCGATGTCTGCGTCGCTCTCGCATTCCATCGCGCGAACGGCGTCGATGCGGTTGGCGATTTCGGCCGCTTCGTCCTGCAGCTTCTTCAGATTGTCCATTTGTTAGCTCCTATCAGGCCGCGACATGCGGCGTGTGCGATAGAGCCAAACTAGGAAACGCGACGGCCATCCTTGCAGATGCGCACTGCGGAAACTGTTGTTTTCACAAATACGGTGCCGCGAGCACCGCACTTCGGACAGCGGATGTAACGCTGTTGCTCAGAGCCGATAGACCGGCTTGAGCGAGTTACCATGCGGCAACCGCACTTGCACTTTGGGTGTTCAGCCACGCAGCTTGAGCCTCAGAAGTGACGAAACAGCAGCGGCCACGCCGGCCATCAAAGATCGTGCTGCGACTTCGGCCGGCTGTTCCTGCTGCTCGGCCAGCCACGCTTCGTAGGAACGCTGAGCAATAGCAGCAGAACTCGAAGGGTACGCCGGCACGAGCACTGGCCCAACGTCATACAGTCCGCTCACCTCGCGGATTTGGCGGATCGTCTTGCCGTCCTCGGTCTGCCGAAATGCTTCGCCGGTCTTGCGGTCGACCGTGAACGCGAACGAGCTTCCAGTCACGTCACGACGAGCGATCAGGTCCATGACATCTTGTCGGCTAGCAGGCGGCACAACGCGGTACTTGAGCCCCTTTTCGTCGCTCGATAGCTCGAGCGTGCCGCTCGCCGTGCGGCCGAGCACCATATTGCTGTCATGGTTGAACAACGCCACCACGTCGGCTTTCGCACGCTGCCGGTTGAGAATCTTGTCGAAGGCACCTGGCAGAATCTCTTCGCGGAATCCGCCGAGATCAAGACTGAGCCGGTTGTATCGAGCCGCATAACCGACGATGGCCGCTTGGCCTGGCTGGCGTTCCTCGACCATCAGATCGTCTTCTTCTAGTTCCCACTCGCGCCGTTCGATATTGTCCATGTTTGTGCTCCTGTCTTCGTCTTCTGCGTTCATTTGACGCACGATGCGGTTCGCGAAACTGCGGCCTGGATCGCCGCCCCACAGAGCCCATGCAATGCGGCCGGCTGACGGATAGCCGTCCTGGCTAGGGCTCCAGCCTTCGCCCTGTTTGTCGACTTCGTGGCGGTCGAAATACGCCTTCATGCGTCTGGCAGTCTCTGGTGACACGTCGCGGCCGTTGCTCAGGTCGCGTGCACGTGCGACGCCAACCTCTGTGCCACCACGGCCGTACTCTCGACGCCACTCAAGACCGCGAGCCGCTTCCTCGCGGACGCTTGCCGGCGGCGTAAAGTCGATTTCCTCGTAGGCTCGGTCTTCCGACTCAGCGATATTCAAAGCGGTAATCTGTGCTTCGGCCGCCGCGACAGTTTCGTGGCAGCCCTCGATCGAGCCGTCGTCCTTCACGACGGCGTACGGCCGCGACGCCGGGCATTCGGTAGACTGCTCGACGCTCCACGGCATCAGTCCTGCTCCTCGTCGTCTACTGGGTCGAGCTGCTCGGCCGGCGGCTCTGGTTCTGGCTCAGCCGGCAACGCTGGTGGCTGCGGCGGCTCTGGCTCTGGTGCCGGCTCTGGCTCCTCGGTCATTTGCTCAAGCGTCTGCATGTTCATAGGAACAAAATGCACGTCGCCGCCGTCAATCGGGTTGAGGTTCTCGAGCTCGCGAACCTCGTTGATGGTCATCCAGCCGTTTTGCAGTGCCGATACGTAGTAGCTGGCACGGCTGGTGTGGTCGCCGCGAAGCAGGCCGCTGACGCTGTGCTCGGCAAAGTACCGCTCGTCGTCCACGATCAGATCGCGAGCGATGGCCGCTTCCCATCTTTTGAGATGCGGCAGCAGACAGTGCTGGACAAACTCGGTGCCTTGCACCTCGATGTTGCTGTAGGTGCTACGCGTCAGGTCTTGGATCATGTGCGGCGGCACGCGGAACACACGGCAGATCTCGATTACGCTGAACTGACGCGACTCCAGCATCTGTGCAGCCTCGTTGCTGCCGCTTAGCTCGTGGGCCTTGACGCCGTTGGGCAACACGCACGTGCGAAACGCACGATCCGCACCACGGTGGATCCGTTCCCAGTTCTGCCGCAGCTGCTCTGCCGCTTCCACTGGGATCGGGTTGTCGCTCTCAAGAATCACGCCTGGACGTGCACCGTTGCCAAAATAGGTGCTAGCGTGATCCTCCAACGCTTTGGCCAGGCCGATGACGTTGGCGAACAGCCGGTACGTCGGGATCGGCTTGACGCCATCCTCGGTAGTGAACCGCAACGCAAATATCTGCTCTTGGCTGTACTGCGTCTGCCGTCCGTCTGGCTCGCGGTACAAATACCGCACGCTGCCGTTCTCAAGCCGCTCGACTTCCATACGGCTGGAATGCAACGGCCACAGCTCGCTGACAGCACCTCGAGCACCAGGCCGGATTTCTGCGTAGCTGGCACCGTAGTGCAGATACATGCCGGTCATCCAATCGCGGAACTCTTGAGCCGTCTGCCACGGGTTTGGTTGCGTGTGAAGTAGCCGGTACAGCGGATGGCTGGAAACCTTGACTTTGCCGCCGTCCGGCAGCTTCTCGTAGAGGTGCAGCGGCAGAGACGATACCGCATCGCTGATAACGCGGATGCACGCCGTGTAGGCCGAGCAGGCCATCGAGTTGTCGGCCGTCACGCGGACACCGCTTGGCGTGCGGTTGCTGCTGGCCGTCCAATCCACTGAGCGAAGATCGTACATGCGGTAGTCGGCGAGATCGCTCATAGTTCGATGATGTCCCAGTTTAGTTCCGGCTTTGTCGTGGCCGTGGCCATGATTCCTAACGCCATCACGAGCGACACAATGCCGTCGATACGCTCTGTGCTCTTCTGCTTGCTCGGCTTAATGTTGCCCGCGTGGTCCTGCTGTATCGCGACGTTGCCTGCCTGCCAATCAAGTACCGGATTGTTGTGCAGCAGTTTGCTCGAGACGACCATCGACTCTAGCTGCTTGCTTGGTGCCGACATGCTGCCGTATCCCTGGCCAAAGCCTACAACGTCAATGCCGTCCCCTTGCAGTTGCGTGGCCAGCTGCGTTGCGTTCCACCGGTCGATAGCGATTTGCCGGATGTTGTATTTTTCTGTCAGCTCGTTGATCTCGGCTCGTACCTGGTCGTAGTCGGTCACGTTGCCATGCGTCAGGTGTAGGTGGCCTTGCCGAGCCCACACGTCATACTGAACCTTGTCGCGTTGCACACGCTGCCGCATGTTCTCTTCCGGTATCCAAAAGTGCGGCTCACACCACACCGTGCCGTCGTCGAGCGGAAACACGAGAGCCAGGCACGTGGTGTCAAAAGTCGTCGCAAGGTCTAGGCCACCGAAGCATTCCCGTGCTCTTAGGTCTACTGGGCAAGGCTGTGCACCCTGCATCCAGTGATCCATCCTCAACCACCTCTGGTCCTGCTGCGTCCACTGGTTCAGGTACAGCTGGCGGAACGTGTTTTCGTATGTGGGCATCTCGACTGCGCGGGCGCACTCGCTTCGCAGAAAGTCGAGCTTTACCGATACGCCCAGATTGGGATTTGCCTTTGCCCATGTGCGTTCATCCTTCCAATCGTCTTCAATGCCAGCGGCGTAGATTGCCGGCAGGAATCTTGCGTCCTTGATCGAGCCGGCCTTAACGGCTTCGGCGTATTGCCAAACTTCCCAACAAACGCTCTTGCGGTCATAGCCGGCCGTTGTCAGTGCTACCGTCAGCGGCTGTCGCCTTGCACCCTGGCTGGACAGCATGACTTCCCACATCTCGCGATTGCTCACGTGTAATTCATCGAAAATGACCCCATTTGCCGAGAGTCCGTGTTGAATTCCGGCCTCACTTGAAAGTGCCTTGTACGTGGCGTGCGTCTTCTCGCGGACAATGGCAGACCGGTAGACGGTCAGGTGCTGCGACAGGATCGGCGACTGCTCGACGGCGATCCGTGCCATGTCAAACACGAGCCGTGCTTGGTCGCGAGACGCGGCACACGAGTAGACTTCGCAGCCCGGTTCGTCTTCGAGAAGAAGCCGCAGAGCAATGCCGGCACAAAGGCTTGATTTCCCGTTTTTTCGTGGCAACGCCAGCAGCGACGTGCGGATTTTCCGCTGGCCGTTCTCTTCGGCAAATAACGCACGGACGTAGTCGCGTTGCCACGGCTCTAGTGCGAACGGCTTGCCGCCTAGTTCGCCTTTGGCGTGCGTAAAGTACCGCCCGAAGAACAAAACTGCACGGCATGACGCACACTTTCCGCACGGATTTTTAGCCGAACAGGATTTGATCCGCTTCCGCGTCTGTTTCTTGCTTGCTGGCAACGATACCTGTCCTTGCCGATGGCGTTAGGCCAAACTCTTGTTCGATGCGAAGCATGGACTGTGCCAGCTTCGTCACCATCGTGGCCGCTGGCGTTGATTGCATGTACTTGACCTTCCCCTTCTCGTCACGAATGACAAGCACATCAAGGCCACGCCGCACCTGGTCGAGATACTTCACATAGTGCTCGTGCATTGCGCAATAACGAGCGATTGGTTCAATGTCGGCGTTTGTCATCACGCCCATAGCAATCAGCTTTGGCACAATCTCGTGCCACTTCTTAAGCGATACGCCTGTCACCCAATCAGGCGGCTCAATGCCATCACTTTCTGGTTTTGGCTCTTGCTTGTTTAGCCGCCGCTTTCCTGGGTTGCCTTTCGCCATCTTGATGATCGTTGGCTCTGGCCTTGGCCCTCGCTTTCCCATCGTTCACCTCCAGTGTTGCCTTCTTCCCGGTCAGCGTTTCCCACCGTTTCACGATCACGTCGCAGTAGGCCGGGCTGATCTCCATGCCGTAGCACTTGCGGCCCAGTTGCTCGGCGGCGATGAATGTAGAACCTGAGCCGCCGAATGGCTCAAACACAAGCCCACCTGGCGGCGAGGAGTTACCAATGGCCCTAGCCGGAAGAGCGACGGGCTTTTGAGTCGGGTGCTGATACGTTGACGATGCGTCCCTGCTGATTTGCCAAATGTCAGACGCAAACTCTTCAGTGCGAGGGCCAAACCACTTATTCAGGCCGCCGCCACCCTGCTTGTACCCGTGAAAGATTATTTCGTACTGGTTGTGGTATCCATTCGGCTTCATCGAGAATCCGTTTTTCACCCAAATGAGATGACGCGGCAACTGGCGACAGTGCCTCTCAAACAACTTATGGTAAAGGTGCAGATTCACCTCGGCTCCACAGAAATAAAAGCGGGCACTCTCGACAGTTGCTATTGAAACAGCCAATTCAAACGAAAACGGAATTGCCGTCTGAGTGAGGTCGCCTGCGATAGTGTTGTTGTTCTTGCCGCCCTGTATGTTCACGCCATATGGCGGGTCCGTAAAAACCATTTCCGCCTTTGCCCCATCCATCAGTCGCTCCACGTCCTCAGCCTTCGTCGAGTCGCCGCACAGCAGCCGGTGGTCGCTAAGCAGCCACAGGTCGCCAGGCTTCGTGATCGGGTCGACAGGCGGCTCGGGGATCTCGTCCTCGACGATCTCATTCGCGTCGTCCTGGTAGAGCTCCGCCGCTTCGGCCAGGTCCGCGTACATCTGCTGAAGCCCCTCGCTCCCGGTATCGACCTCGCGGAGCAGGGCGTCGAGGGCGACGGCGTTCGTCTCGGCCAGGGCCGCGGGCGGGCCGAGCGAGGGGGGCAGGTTGGCGGCCCTCGCCTCCCTGCTGGCGCGC